TGCAGCTGCAACTAAATTGTTGACAGCAAGATTAATATCTGTAAATTTTTTCATCACTTTTTTCATTATTATATACTTTCTTTTTTTTGGTTAATGTATTCTTGACTTGCGAACTCATCTCTTAATTGTGCTGACGTCATTTTACTATAAGTCAACCATTTTTTTAATTGTGCAATTTCAGATTGTGCTTCTACTAAATCAGCAGCCATTTCATTTTTTTGTTCTTTTACTTTGTTTAACTCAATTACCGTATCTTGGTATTTTTTTTCTAAAACTATTACACTCATTTTTGTTTCTTTCTCTTTGTTAATATACCACTATTATACCAAGTTTGACGGAAATGTCAAACATTATTTTTCAGAATCAGGTAAGTCATTGTTTTATAAGGATTCTTTTTTTGGATTTTCAACATTTTTTATTTCAGTATTTTCAAAAATTGACAGGCGATTCGTTTAAACAAAAAAAGAGGGGTCATAAAGACCCCCCTTTGATAATTCACACAACTATTCTAATGATGAGATGAGAGGTGTGTTGTGTGAACCAAACTGTTAACCCACAAATGCGTTTAGGGCAAGAATAATAGTGAACCAACATAAACCTAATGTTGCAGCTTCAAATAATATTTTCATAATGTAACCTTCTTTGTTTGTAATCAATATAGTTATTGTACTATAAAAAAAGGGGTTTGTCAACCCCTTTTCTAACTTTTATGAAAAATACTTTAGAAATTAAATGATAAGGCTGTTCCTAAGTATGCAGATTCTTGTTTCATATCTTTATCTGCGATAATTTCAATATAAGGACTAAAACTTATATTGTCGTCAAGATTAATCTTCACACCAATTTGGTTTCTGATATCATCAATCTTAGTATCTTCTTCTTGTCCTTGTCCAAATGTCCAACGAGGTTCTATTTGTCCCCAGACACTATATGTTTCAGACAATCCAATGTCAACTTTAACAATGGCACGATAACGCCAATAGTCATTAGTTGATTCATTTTCATAATTTCTAAACTCAATTCTATGTCCTACCCAAAATTGTGTATTAGATTTTGATGTAGTACCATCATCATTAATTGTATCTTCTGGAGTCCAATTAATTATTTGGTGGTCTAGTTTAGGACGATACTCTCTTGCACCATCTTCTTCAGCTATTCTTACAGCCGCAGTCATTCCATACCATTCTTTACCAAGATTGTATGAAGGTTCTATGTGTTGGTAATCAGAACGATATTGGTTTCTTAACTCTAAACCAAAATTACCATGTTGTATATTATAGTTATGCTCTGATTTTTTCCAATTAGTAGAGGCAGCCTCAGCTGGTTTTTCTTTGCAAGCAGTAAATAAAAATAATGTTGCTAGAAGTGTTATGAATAATTTCATTTAGTTTTCTCCTTTATAGAATAAAATATTCTGTAGTATTTATTAGAAACAAATACTCTAGACAGAATATACATAAAATCTTTATAAGTTTTATTTACCCAAATCCCACTCTAGTGGATTTTCAGGCATTGTTGTTGATGGAGTGTTACCTTGTTGCCAACGTGTATCATTTGGGTCTGAAGGCATATATAACTCTGGGTCTACACCCTCAATAATTCTCCACTCATTAGAATTTTCTTGAGTTCTTTTAGTTTGGTCACAACCAGCATAAACAATGTCTATGTCTTCTGGTTTATCTCTTTCAAAGTCTATTATTTCATCATAATACGGCCCTGCTTGAGTTTGAAAAGTCCATCTTAACATATTTTGACATTGTTCTTGGTCTGTTAATTTTATGTAAGGGGCACTTTCAAAACTCGTGCAGTTACCATGAAGACATATGAGCATTATTGCCACATGAAATATTTCCAATTTATTCTCCTACTGAGCAATACCACTTGCAGATCGACTTCCTTGTGGATATACTGGTACTTCTGGTGTTGTGTAATCTTCAGTCCAACCAAATGCTTCTAACACTACTGGTTCTGACAGACCTTTATATACTTGATGTAATCTTTTATCTTTAGCTGCAACAAGTAAGTCTGCTTCACTTTCGTGTAAACCTTCTAACATTTGTATGAACATTGTTTCTTTTTTAAATTGTACATTTTGGTTATCAGCACCTTTAATAAAATGCCATAGTTTTCTACACTCATATGCTAGAACTGTATGTTCTGTTCCTGCTGGTGCATCATTCTTTTTAAAAGGAACATTACCTTCTGGTATAGCCCATTTAATCTTTGGGTCAAAAGATGCTTTGATTACCATACGAAGAGCCTCTTGATTATGTTCTCTTAGTATATTTATCTTTTGTGTTTTTGTTTTTGCTTTGTGTACTTTGTCAAGTATCTCTGATAATAATAACGTGCCACTCATTTAAAAATCTCCTATCGATTCAGTTAGTTCTTTTAATCTGTTTTTTATAAAATAATTAAGTAATTTACTTCTATCTCCATGAGGAGCTGCATCTATCTCGGATAAAATTTGTTCTTCTAAGTCTTGTGGTATTTTATCTAGACTAATTAACTTCTCGTTCCTTTGATAGTTTCTCTTGGTTTCATCTGGCATACTG